TCCTCTCCGATATCGATTGTCGGGCCGGTGCGTTGCAGATCGATGACCTCACTATGAACAATATTCCCGGCAGTTGTGCCACTGGTCATCTCGGCATTGATCAGCGCTCCTGAGAAAAAATCGGTGATCGGGTCTTTATTCTCCATGAACGGTTTCATGGTACAGACAGCATCCTCAAATTTTCCCTTCCAGGGCAAATCGAGATAGCCGCCGCTGCCGATCGAACTGCGAGAACGGCGGGTAGTCAAGGAATATTCAATTGATTGCATTTCGATTGCCGATCCATCCACGATAAGCTGACAATCAGGGCCGGTGTGATAATCGGAATTGTCGGAATCCTCATCAAAAACCGGAGTGTGTGGATCGTCGTCGAGCGTTTCGACGCAACTCAATGAGCGCAACCCAAAGCTTGCGCGGATGATATCTTCGGCGTCAACGCCGACTGACATGGATTCGGCGATAGTATCGACACAATAGAGCCGCATCCCGTCAAGATATTGGTCAGCGGTCATGTATTGTTCGGTTTCAGTGCCTAAATGCAAATAGGTAATCCCGGCCGCGATGATGTCGCCATCTGCAGGCGCTTCGCTGAAAGCTCTTTGAACGGTACAAGTTTTTCCGTCAACACTGAGAACTCTGCGGATTTCATAGCCACTGCCGATTTCAACCCGCGCCAATTGCCCGGCAACAAATGTTTCCGTTGTTGAGGTAAATGTGGTGGTAGTGCCTGCCCCAGCAATAACATCGGCAGCATTGGATATCTTAGAACCGAGCAGAGTTTCAATCAGCGGGGAAAACTCCGGAGCCGTTCCGGCAACTCCAGATCCGCGCAATTCAACGATAATTGGCGAGCCTGTTTCGCCCCATCGTCCGACAATAGCTTGTTTGCTGGGCCAGCGCGATCCGCTCCGCAAACCACGCTCGATAAGGTTGCTTCTCGGTTCGATAAAACCACTATCATCGGTCGGCTGAATGGCATTAGCACCGGCAATAGTGGCTTCTGAACCTTTTGCGGACTGTATTTTAAAATACTGATGTGCTTTTGAGGGCTGGAAAATTCCCATGGCTTACTCCTATATGCTCCAAAGTTCAGATCGATATTTGACAATCAAAGCCACTCGCGCGGAAGCAATCTTTTGGTTAGCTGCATCCGCTACCAGATCGGCATCGGCGATAAAGGTTTTCGTGTTCTGGATTCCATAGGTTTCATCGATGCCGATAGCTTTTATAATATCGGCGATCATCTCCCTGGCGTCAGCCGCAGAGGTGGATCTGATCAATTTAACGGTGAGTTCAACCGCTAATTGATGATCGCGGCGGCCTCTGATCCCTTCAATCGGCATTTCGTCGGTTGTGTCGCGGATATCAATTGCCGGTAGTTCATTTTCCGCCCAGTCACCGAGATGCCAGACTTCGACAGTTTTAATCCCGGCCAATTCACCGAAACGAATTTCCATAGCATCGATAATGCTTTGCCTGATATTGCTCATGATCTGCCCTTGAGATTTTTTTTATCGATTGATCGGGCGACGCTGTAACCGGTATAACCGATCCCGAATGTGGCCCAAAGTCCATCTGGAATTGCTGCCAGCCAGGCTTGCATCCCGGCGGCGATGGCGCTTGCTTGTTGTGGAGCAAACGCTGCTAAAATCCCCATGGGGATACTGGCTAGAATCATCAAGTAAATGACATACATAAAGGTCGGCCTGGCGCGGCTGGTCCAGGGATCGGCACTTTGAGCTTCGGCGATGATAGCCGACATGCGGATTTCCAACTCTTTGAGATCGCCGGTCTGCTGCAGGGCCATCAGCTTGGCTTGTGCTGCGGCTTTTTCTTTCGGATCCGGAAATAGTTTGTCGAGCAGCTTGCCGCCGAAATCAAAAACAGATCCTAGCCCTGAAATGTCGAATCCCATTTTTTAACCTTTCGCGCCTCTGCAATATCCATCAAATTTTTCCGCACCACGGTCACAAAAAAATTGCCGCAGGGCGTTTGCACCCATACTTTTTTGGGCTGCTTCATTTGATGCCGATCCTTTCCACCCAGCCGCGGAAATATTTTTCCATCGGACGGTCATAACGGATAATGCCCAGGTAATGGCAAAAACGCAGGCCTTTGACGGTGCCGAGCAGTTCGGCTTGTCGGGCGTAGTTGTTGACGGCGTGAATGGCATTGTCGACAGTTAGAAGAGTATCCACGGCTGCATTCCTTGCAGGTGGCATTCAATGTTTTCGGACTTTTTCGCGCCAGTCGACAATCTCGAAATGCGGGAAATCATCGAAGCGGTTATCGCTGAGGTGTTTGTCGCGGTCCCAATCGCCTCCCCACTTCAATTCGATTCCAAATTGCTCGGCGATCCGCATGACATAGCCGGCAAAGTAGGCCATTCGCTCGCGGTCCTCCCAGTCGACCGGGTAGGGCACCAGGTCAACGGCAAAACTTTCGCCGTAATTGTGCGGGCTGTTACCGAAAATAGCCTTGGTTTTTCCCTCACAAAAAAGCTGTTCCTGTTCCAGCATTCCGCGACGTCCGGAGATGACGGAGCAGTCAAATGTTTTCACCACTTCGCGGCAGAGCTTTTGCAGTTCCGGGCGGCAGGTCTGTAAAATACTTTCTGATTTTTTTGAGAATTCAGGCATGGTCTTTCTCATTTCCGTTACCGTGATGAGCATTATGCTCACCGCGCAGGGTATAAAAATCACGCTCAAGATTTTTCATGCGCTTGAACATCTCCCGCTGATTCGCATCGATCCCGCGCAGAGTGCGAATAGAAAACCAGATGAACGCTGCAAATAGCAGCATAATGATCTCCTGCATCAGATCAACATGTTCGAACCAGATTGGCATTTTACTCCTCACGCAAGATGAGTCTGGTCCAACCGGTGCCGTCTGGTTGGATTCCGGTGATGGTGTAGTCGGTGTCATTGACTCGCAGCCGGACGCCATGCTCTGCGATTTCTTCGATATCGCCGGCAGCGACCCGCAGCGTTGGTGCATTCATTTCGACATCGCTGATAACGACGAACATTCGTCGATAGATTCCGCGAAGAATCAATCCATCGATGCTGCCATCATCGATGGTAGCATCGACGGCGATATCATCATCACTGAGCAGATCATCTATGTCGGCTTGATTCCAGTTCATCGATTACTCATAAATCCCGGCTCCGTATGGGCACCCGGGCGGAGAGAGTTGATTATTCGCCGCCCATTTCGAGTTCAGCTTTTTTTGTTTCGAAGGCGGCGAGAACTGTTTTGCGGGATTCACCGCCTGAGAGCAAATTTTCCAGAGCCTCAAAGGTTTCGGCGGTCTCGATCTGTTCGATCAGTTCTTTGGCGGATAACGGATTTTCTGCGGTTTCTTCAAGCTCCTGCAGCAGGGCCTTATTGATTTCGCCGTCGTAACCGAATTCTTCGCCGTGTTTGAATTGCACTGGTTTTCGGACTTCATATAATCCATCGCCGAGATCTTCAAGGCAATGCACCCTGGATTCAGCCTGATCCTTATTGAGAGCCAGGATGCCGCCGGCGATATTCACGGCAAGTGCTATGACAAAATATTGTTTCATGATGACCTCCAGCCGGGAAGTCAGACTCCCCGGCGGTTTTCAGTTGGCGGATCAGGTAAGCGTGGTCAGGCAGGCACGTTGCCAGAGGCCAAAGCCGACGTTGCGGATCGCCTTGACGCCGTAATGATGTTTGTCCTCGTTGAATTCCAGCTCGCTACCCTCGGCAATGGCCGAAATAGAAACCTCTTCCTCTTCCTGCCGGATCAACGCCTTGCTTTCGCAATCGGTGCGGAATGTGGCGAACTTGGTTGTCCAGGTCAAACGCGGATTAACCGACATGCCGACTTTGAAACCACCGATGGTCCCGAGAGTGATGATGGTATTGGTGCGACTGGTTGAGGAATCGATGATAATCTCACTGCCGATGGCGGCAGCAGCGGATTTCATAAATGGGACGGGCACCATGATGTTGAATTCCATGGCGTCCTCATTCATCGGCTCACCCACGTCATCTTTGAAACCAAAAAGAGTTTCAATGGACTGTAGGATTGCGCTTTCCATTTCCCCGGAAGTCGGTGCCGTGGTGGTGGTGACATCGTAGGTTTTGTCATTATCCTGGGTACCGCTATCACCTTCGACATGATCAGTATCGAAAAAATACTGACCGTCATAACAGACAGTTGATTCCGCAGAAATAATCAATGTCGACAGTAATTTTGCCCAGTGTGAATTGGTTCGGGTGGCCAATTCGCGGACACGCATCATAACCTGTCCGGTTTTGTCGCGGCGGATTTCATCGACCAGAACTTCGAGAGTGGCTTCGAATTTTTTATTAAAAATGGTGAGGCCATTTTCGCGGAATCCTTTGGCTTTACGACCGGCGATCCACTCACGCATTGCCTGGGAGATGCCAAGTAATTTGTATGTTTCAGATTCTTGATCGCTGTCGAAAAGATTCGACAATCCAGGAATCCAGGTCGCGCCGAGATTCTGCTCAAGCGCCAGGAAAAATGCTCCGATGATGGCGCGGCTGCCAAGTGATTGTGCTCCCATGATATTGATCTCCTTTTACAGGTTTTTATTGATTATCAGGATTCTTGTGCCCAAGTGCCCTTGATGCCGGCGACTGTGTAACCATCGGCATGTCCGGCGCGTACCTTTTATAGGTTTTTATTGATTATCAGGATTCTTGCGCCCAGGTGCCTTTGATGCCGGCGACGGTGTAACCATCGGCATGTCCGGCGCGTAGGGTAACAAAATCTCCTCGGCGGGCGGTGGCCAGGGTGTTGACCAGATCCTTATTGTCCTCTCCGGCGATATCCGGTCCCATGACCTTATCTGCCGCGGCAGGGTCGACGCTGATTTCCACTGTGCCGTAGGGACCGACATTGAGCAGAGTGACATCATTCAGCGCAGTTGCTGTCACCGGCAGGGTAACCACGGTGGTCACACTGCAGCAGATGACTTTACCGGTATCCTGTGCATCGAGGGTTTTGGTTGAGGCGGCCAATGCTTCGCGGATGTAGCCGGCCCATGGATCGATAAATTTATCGACATCATATTCGACGATCACCGCGCCTGAGCTGACAAATCGGCGCATAAAACCGATGAATACGCCACCAGCAGGGCTGAAAACAAACGCGTTATCATCGGTGGCATAGACAGGCAAGCCGATGTCGGTAATAACCGCACCACTGATGGACAGCAGAGCGGTACCTTTTTTCTTCACCCGGATATTGATATCGGCGGCGCTTCCGGCAGAATTATCGGCAGTACGCTCTGCGATGCCGGCAAATTGATCAACGGAGGTCAGAGGGCGAGCATGGCCGGTGGCGGAAACGATGCCGACTGCTGCTCCTTCGTAGATGATATCTGCTGCGATCACTGGGATTTCGTTGATGTTACCGAGTTCCTCAGTGCGCGGAGTTGCAATTGCAAGCGTGGTCATATTTTTTTCTCCTTATCGAGAAATAATCTGGGCGCGACGAATCGTGCCCTTACATTTATTTTTTCAGGACACGGGCTCGGCCGGAACTTTCTGCGCGTTTGAAGGCGGCATAAGCCTCAAAGTTGCCGCCGAATTCGGATTGCAGATCCTCGGACTTTTCCCAAGCTGCTTTGGCCTTTTCATCATCAGTTCCGCTCGCTGCCGGATCACCATCACCACCATCGCCGGAAGGTTTAAGCGGATCCGGCGCATCACCACGCATGTTTTGCAGATGTTGGCTTTGATCGGCCTTCACTGCAGCCAAAACCTGCACTGCGGCTTCTGGCCCGGTGGTTTTGCCGTCGAATTTCAGAGTGGCAATCAGCTTTTCCTGTCCAGCGATCGCCTGTGCTTCGACATCCTGGATGCGTTGGGCTTCGGCGGTAGCTGCTTCAGTGTGGGCGGTTTTGATCTGTGCTTGCAGATCTTCGGCGGTGATCATTCCGATGATGGCTTCTGCGACCAGGGCCGCGACCAGATCAGGATGATTTGCCTTGAGTTCTTCCAAAGTCATAATCACTGTTCCTTTGTTTGCGGGTTCCGAACGATTCGGTTTCCCTGGTTTATTTTGAGCGCCGACAGGTGGATTGATCATCTGTGCCGCCAGGCGCATATCTTCTTTGATGGCAGTGGTATCTTGATTCAATTTGGCGGAACATTCTTCAAATGCCAACCGTGCCATTGCCATGGCGGTTTCATTGTCACTATCGCCAGAATCGGAAGCATCAATAACTTCATCAGCAAAACCACGCTCGACAATTTCTTTGCCAAAAAGGTAGGTTTCTGAATCCATCATTGCAGCGATTTCATCCGACTCGATCCCGCTGCGTTTGACATAGGCGCGGCAGAGTAAGCCGGATAAGCTTTTCACAAATGCACCAAAGCTGAGAATTTCATTGTGATCACCCCAGACGCCGCCGCTTACGTTATGGATCATGAAAACAGCGTTGTCCTCAGCAATAATGTGATCAAATGCCAACGGGATATATGACGCCATAGACATGGCGAAACCTGAAAGCCGAGCAATCCTATGTCCTTTGTAATTGCGAAATTGATTAAAAATGTCGAGACCTTCAGAGACCAATCCGCCAGGACTAGAGATGATAGCTTCGATATCCTCACCGTTGGCGGTCTGCAGCTGCTCGCGTACATCCTCTGCTGTCGTGTCCCAACCGATAATTCCGGTAACGTTAATCTGCTTCACTTGTTAAGCTCCAGTATCTGCGACAATCGGCGCGGCAGCTACACTTACCACCGGATCAACCAGACTATCAGCAACCCTCATTTTTTGCTCACGCGCCAATTGGCGATGGTTTGCGTCATAATCGCCACCGGTCAACTGCTCAGTTTCAGATTCCCTGGTAGAAATCCCCAGAGCAACTCGTTTAGTGGCGGCATCGATTTCTTCAGTTTCCTTGATCATTCCGCGCGGATCGCCGACCCAGGATGCACCGAGCCAGGCGTTGCGAATCATCGGATCCGCAAAATAGCCAGGAGCATAAAAGCGCCCGAGAGCAACCATCTCATCAACAAACGCCTCGTAAATCGGCTGACAGAAACGGCCGGCGAACCATTTTCGACGGGTGCTGAACATGCGCCAGGCTTCCAGCATGGCACCGCGAGACGCCGAATAGCTGCTGGAAAAATGCTTGATGAGGATCTCAAACGGGATTTCAAGCGCCATGCCTATCTGCCGGACGATGGCCAGCCAAAATGGATCGAACTTGCCATTCGGGCGGTTTGGATCATTGATGGTGACATCCTCATCCGGCAGCAGGCCGATGACGGCACCGGACTCAAGCTCAATGTCGGCTACATCGCGGCGGGCAATGTTGTTCTGCTTATCAATAAAATCGTTCCAATCGGGGATTTCACCGCTGGAACTTTTTACAAATACCGTCAAAAATGCACTGACAACCGATGCCTGTAGTTCGGCCTCGGTCAGTGTACTGAGCTGTTTGAGTGCTTCGACGACTGGCGCCAGTTCCGGTACGCCTCGCGACTGATTCGGGCGGAGTTTGCGATAAACATGCAGGACATTGCGGCGGCCGGTTTTTTTGCCGAAAGCCGGGATCGGCGGATACCATTCTTTTTTATAGACGCCGACCGATGCACCTGGGTGTTGTTTTAAAATATCGTAGCTTTTCGGGGCCCCGAAATCATCCTTATTAACACCGCCGGAGAGCGTGGTGGTATCGCGCTGATTGTCACGATTGCAAACCCGATCGGCCTCGACCAGCTGGACGGCCAGCTGATAAGGAAAATTATTTTTTCGATCAATACTTGGCAGCAAGGCGAAGGAATCACCGTTTTCAAACGCCTGCCGGAAGGCGAGCGCTTGCAGTTCATTGAAATTGAGAGTGCGTTCAACATCGCAATAGGTCGACAATGCCCACATCTGCCATTCGCGACGCAGCTCTTTTTCTTTTTTATTGGCTTCATCCTCGGTCAGGCCGAGAAATTCGTAATCGATTGATGGTTTGAGTTTGAGGCCGCTGCCGATGATATTGGTGACCATGGTTCCGGCAGCGCCGGTGGCCAATGGTTCGTTGCGAATAAGATCGCGAGAACGCTCGCGCAGAGTCGGCAGGTCAAAAAGAATGTCAGAATCAGGATCGCCGGCGGTGGTACCCCAATTTTTGGTCTGTTTCCGATCGCGTCTGGCTCCGGTATAACCACCGATAGCCGCCAGTGCTACTTTATTGCGCAGACGCTTGACGGCATAACCGGGAGCTATGGCAGCGGCGGCATGATCAATCAGATTTGGTTTTATGATGATTTTTTTACCGGATAATGTCAGTTCGAGAGGTTTCATTTATACACCCCGTAGCCGAGCGACCGGCGGCCGGGGGACAAACGCTTGACACGCAGATCCCAAATATCGATGCCTTTTTGAATGGCTGCGAGATCGGCGCGGGTATAGGTATCGCCATCAATCTGCACAGATTGATTTTTGAGTATTTTTGTTTCAGCGGCGAGATATTCGGCGAGCTTGGTTTCGCAGGTTGCTAAATCGATTCCGGCCATGGGGCTCCTAGAAAAATTAGTAGTTTTCTAGCTTCCCCGGCATTTTGATATGATTTTATGGTTGTGCGTGAGAGGCTTTTGCACGTATTTGCACAATATCTTGTGCTTTAATCGGTTTTTTTCACAATCCGTTGTGGAACCCACAGTAAATTGACAATACAGGCCAGAATGACAAAATCCCAATATGTCAATTTTGATACAAAACTCTCACCCCAAAGATAATGAGCGAAAACAAAACAAACTCCTGCAAAGAAAAACCACCAGACAATATTTATTATGACTCTTTTCAACATTATTATTTTTCCTTTTTAAACTGCCGAGCCTTGTCTATTCTGCTTTGTTGATAGCGCTCAATCGATATGGCTGTGATAATCGTTCCTCGTCTGCCTGGAGTATCATTTGCATCATCAAGTCCACCCTCATCAACTAAGATATAAATTTTACGGGGCGAACAACCAAGGATTTTGGCCGCCTCGGTTACTGAATATGACAGATTGTCCAAGATATGTTGACGCTTGATGCGCTCGATATCGGCAGCGGTGATTTTAAGACGGGGCATCTCAGTCATTACGCGTCCTTTTGTTGGATGTTCTGCGGCGGGGTTTCAAAATATCGGAGACAGGGGCTTGTATGTGCTTGAGCCGTAAAATGTCAGCCAGGGCGATCTGCATATATTCGCAATCCCATAAATCATGTCGTTTGCCATTGTGCGGCAGCCATTGACCGGAGTCGTCGCAATATTCTCCGATCATGTGACGGGCATATTCGGCGAGGCCGTTTTGTGGCTTTTTTTCATTATGGGCGATCGCTTCGAGTTGATGAACGGTGAACCCGCTATGCAGATTGAATGCGCCCGGGTCTCCCGGGATGATTTGCAGGCGCCGATCGAGTTCATCTTTGTAATAGTTGGCATTGACATTATACAGTTTCAATCCGCCGCGCATCGGTTTGCCGTTGGGATAGTTATCAATACTGGATATTGTCCACGGCTTGCTGCTGGCGCGAGCGCCTTTATATGGGAAAACACGTCTTTTCCGAGCGCGGGCCCAATCATAAACCTCATAAGTTCGGCTGTGCTCAGCGTCTGCATGACGGGTGCCGCCGGTGTCGATCATGGCGCGTCCGATATGATGTTCTCCTCCTTCGGCGTCGTAATAAACATGCTCATCCAACATCTGATCAATTGCCGAAAAGGAGGGCAACACCCCGCAAGAGATCAGCCAACTCTCTTGAGTCATGCCATAACCATGCGCCCGTAAAACATACCAGAAATGATCTTTTTGTGTGTCAATCGTGAGTAACAATTCGGAAATGTCAGCAACAGGAACGATGTTAGCCGGTCTGGTATCGCATAATGCGAGAATTGCCGAATCGGCACGTTCGGTGCCGGCGTGGCTGTAGTTTTCACAGCGATATCCTTGCGCCCAGTTGCTTTTGTCAGCAAAAGATCCATCTTTGGCGCGGAGCCATTTTTCGCCGAGTTCTACTAATGGAATTTTCGGCAGGCAGAAACCGGATAAATGAAAACCGACGGTTTCGGGCCGGGTTTCGCTTTGGCCGGAGATACAGACCCATGTGCCGGTATTGTAGGCGGTGAGACGTTTTTCGTCGTCCCACAGGGTGCCACATTCTGGACAGGCGATCTGGCAACTGCGTTTTTTGATATTGGTTACATCGGTGTCGTCGTCAAAGTGCAAATGTTCTTCGGTTTGAAAAACCAGCTCTCCACAATCAGGACAGCGCAGGTGATATTGCCATACCTGATCACAGTCCATGACGCCATCGTAAATATAGCGGCCGGCTCCCGGCGTGCTGCCGAATACATATTTTGAGCGTTTGCGGTCATCGCGGGCGCGTTTGCGGAATAGCTCGATCGGAGTGGTGCCTTCCTTGCTGGTGGTTTCGAACTTATCAACTTCATCGGCGATATTGATAAAGCCGAAATATGCAGCCAGGGCGGCGGGTGAATTTGACCAGGCCGGGCGCAGGAACATACCGTGGTTGAATCGGATCATTCCTCGCTTGGTGTCATCGTCCTTGTCGGATAGATAGCGGATCAGCCGATTTGGGCGGCCTTTGTCGTCGCGGGCTTTCAGCGCCGGGATAATCCGATCGGCCATGGCGTCGCGGGCGTCTTTTTCGCGCGGCATGAGCCAGAATATGGAGCCGCCTTTTGATCCCTGATCAATGCCCCAGAAAGCGGTATTGAGCATTAGTTGAGTTTTTCCCCCGCGCTCCGGGGCGCAAATCCAGACTTCGCGGACATGTGGCAAACTGACGGTATCCATCGGCTTAATCAGATGTGGCACTAGATCGTTGCGCCATGGGCCGGGATTGCTGTCGATGCCGGTGACGCGGCGGAATTTTTCGGCCCACTGGCTGACGCTCATTTTTTCCGGCGTGCGTAATCGACGGCGCAGGGCGCGGGAGGGACGGCCGGTGTAATGTTGACCCGCCAAGTGGCGATAAGCGGGGATCGGTTTTGTGGTGGTGGGGATCAGCTGCATGGTGTCCAATCTGGATAATCTTGCATTAACTCGCCTTTTCAATTTCTTCGATATCGATTTCGACATCATCACTGTTGCTGATATCGTTACAGGCATCGGTGATGGCTTGATCAATAATGGCTTGGGCGTCGGCGATACGGTCGAGGCAGCCGCCGACGCTGTGAATGAGAGCAGGGATATTCTGGTTGAGGCGGTGGACGATGTTGTCACGAAGGAGCGCAGTCCAGGTGCAGACTTCGAGGTCGGAATCTTTGCGTTTAATCCATTGCTTATCGAGTTCGCGACGTTCATCGTCGCGCTTGATTTCTGATCGGTCGGCTTCGGCTACGGCTTTGCGGGTATCGGCATCTTCGCGTTTTGCAAACTGATCCTGCGTGGTTAAATCGGGGCCGGATGGTGTTGTTTTGTGGACCTTGTTGATATATGCAATCAGATCGGACAGACGGAGAGTTTTGTCCGGCTGCCGCAGTCCATATTTGTCACAATGACCGTAAAATGTGCGTTCGGCGATGGCGATTCCCTGCTCGCGGATAAAACGCCAAGCGGCGGCGGGGTTTTTTTATTTTTGCTGGATCCCGTCACCGACATCTCCGCCTGGATCCGGAAAATACTTTTGCTGCAGGCGATCAATAGTTTGTTGGTAAAGCTCGCGGGCGGACTTGAGATCGTCGGCGGTTGCTTTGCCTGGCCGCTCGTTGTAGGCCCGCAATGCTGTAGTGCGGGCATTGTAAACAACTGCAAACTCCGCAGAATCTTCTTTGTTGTCGGCCATGGCGGCTTGTAATTTTTTGATGTCGGTCATTTTTTATCCGCAAATTTCGCTGATTTTTGCTGATTTAAACTCTGTTGTTTATGCTGGCGTTAAAAACATTCGCCATTATTGTCCTTGTGCACCCTGAGGCTCATCCCGCATTGATCACACATCTTGTCGTGATACTGCTTGGCAATATCTTCGGGGGTAATAGCAAGTTGCCGCAGCGCTTCAACAATGACCTGTTCTTGCGTTAACTTGCTGTTTTCTGCCATCAGCATCATTACAATCCAAGAGCAGCTGATGCGCATTACTCCAGTGCCAATGCTTGGTATTTCGATTTTCATTTGATTTTGAGTACTTCTAACCAGTCGCTCAACGGCGGGATTGTTCAGCTTCTGCAGATCTTCGCGAAACAGTTTTTCTCCAATTGGCAAAACATCTACATCTTCCATTTTTCCTCCTATCTATATTCTTAACGAACGCATTAAGCAGACGCCGCTGCTTATGCTAGTGTTAGTTTGCTTGTCGTTCATTCGCCAGACCACCACCTGCGAACGCCTAAATACAAAACTAGCGCCACAACTCCACCAATTACCCACCACATTTTGTTTCCTCTCTCTTGTCGCCGTTTTTGTCGTATTCTTCCGGCCAGTGCTCTTTTAATATTTTCTTCCACGGATCAAGCTTCTTTGGTTTACTCGGGAATTTAATAACTTTTGCCATCGTCAATCCCTTCTCGCGAAGCAACGCAAACTAACAATTTAATCAACGGCGACCGAACTTGCTTCTGTTTTCAAAGCGCCAACAGTTCGTCGC